AAATTCTTCTAATTCTTTAGCATCTAAATTTAACAAACCACCTTCTTTTTCAAAATTAGCAATAAGTTCTTGAATACTTAATGGACCACCGTTAGCCGCACCTAAAGCACCCCCCATAAGACCAAATTCTTCAGGACTTATGCCTTGGCTTATTAAATAAGACAAAAGTTGATCTTCTGTGTTTGTTTCAGGTTTAGCAGGATCATCATAAGTAAATTCTCCAAATTCTTGTACTTGACTACCTTCTACAGGAGTAATTTCTGCATCAGGTCCTGGTTGTATTCCTGGTGCAGTACCACTACCAATAGCTGCTTTAGGCTCAGGGGTTCTATTTGCTTGAATTTTATTAGCTAATAAAGTTCCTCCAACAGTGATTGCAGCTGCAACTATAAAAGACATTTAGTTCCCTCTAGTTCTTTAATTAAACTTTTTATGTGTTTTGTTTCAGGAGCAGAAAAAATTAAATCATTAAAAGATTTAGCAAGTACTTCATCTTCCACTTCTTCTACTGTTAAACAATCTGTTCTATGTACGGTAATAAAAACACAATCACTGTGGGTATAGATTATTCTTTTTGTTCCTGCTTTTGTAATACCTTGATAAGGGGCTTTAATTCTTTGCGTGCCTTCTTTAGTTAAAATACTCATCTCTCCTTTCATTAAGAAAAAAGGGTGATCTTTAGCATGTATTTTAGTTACTATAACAATTCCTGCTGGGTTGAATATTTCTCTTATATATTGTCCATCTACGAAGGAGTGTTTTGTTGGGTTAATTTTGTGTAATTCTTTTCCTAAAGACCTTTCATGATTAGTTACTGCTTTTTCGAAAGAAGAAACAAGTTTTTGAAACTCTTGTTGTTTTCTTTTATTTTCTACAAAACTCCACGCTTCTTCAAAACTAAACGTATGTTGTATGTTTAACTTTTTTGTTAAATCTATAAATTGTTTTTTAGCGTCTTCTTTTGTCCAATTATTATTTTGCACAGCTAACATTATTTCCTCTGCGTTTATTAACGTATTAGCGAGTTAAAGCCCGTCTCGTAAGCTGCAGTTCAATACTGACAATTCGATTATACTTCATACAGTATATATTTTTAAAGGTTTTTCTTTGCCTTTTACTTTTATAGGTTTTAGTGGTTTTAGATAATAACCACACTTACTTTCCGTATTTTCACCTATTAAAATATCTACTCCTGCATCTTTTGTACCTGACTCTAATCTAGCCGCAGTATTTACCGCATCACCAATAGCAGTATAATCAAATCGTGAAGAAGAACCCATATTACCGATTACTGCTTCTCCTGTGTTTACTCCTATGCCTATGGCTACTGCAGGAAGTCCTTCCGCTTGGAGTTCTATATTAAGGTCGGACATATTTTGCCAAATATCTTTAGCACAATCTACCGCTATTTGTTCATGATGTAATATATCTAAAGGAGCATTAAATATAGCCATCATAGCGTCACCAATATATTTATCTACCATACCGCCATGTTTTTGTACTGCGGCTTGTTGAGCGGTAAGAGCTTTATTCATAATATAAGTTACTTCTTCTGGGGTTACAGCTTCTGATAAAGCGGTAAAACCTCGTACATCGGTAAATAAAAAAGTAGCGTACCTTTTTTCGCCACCTAATTTTAATAACTCAGGATTCTTTTGTAGCTGTTTTACTTGTCTAGGGTCTAAATAATGTTCGAATTGTTTTTTAATTTCTAAACGTAATTTGTATTGTTCACGGAAACGTAAATAAAAAGCAATCGTTCCTGTTATAAATTCACTAATTAAAGTCCACGTTGTATCTATTAATAGTCCTTGTTGTATGACATAATATCCTCCGATAGCGGTGCTAGACATAATAGCACTAAAACAAAGAACCCCTGCAGTAACGCCTAAGTTGCTCAACACAACCCAAACTAAAAGCAGGGATATAACTAATATTAAAACTTCAACGGCTAAACTGTAGTCGGGGATAAATGGACTATTTTCTACCAATATTGATTCTGCTAGTGCTGCTTGTACCTTGTGTGGTTCAAGTAATCCAACTGGGGTAGCTAACTGCGGCATTACGCCTTTAGCAGTAACGCCTACAAAAACAAATTTATTTTGTACGGCTAACTCTTGCAAATTAGTTTCTGGAGTATTTACCCAACTAACCCATTTACGTCCTAAACCATCCGTTTTAACGGCAGGTAAACCTTTTACCCGTACTTCTTCTATACCGTTCGTATTAGTCTTAATAACGTACGTATTAGCCCCCGTTAGGGCTTTTAGTACTTCGGTACCGAAAGCGGGCAACCACCCGTTAGGCGTCCTATATAGAAGCGGTATACGTCTAACTAAATTATCTACATCTACGGGAGCGGTAGCTATACCTTCATTCGCTTTTAGTTCGGGTATATTTTTTATAGTACCTTGAGCTAAATAACCACCGTTACCTTCCCCCATAATAACAGTACCTACGGTATCAGGATATTCACCGTTAGGATTTTCAAATAATGCTAATACCGAAGGAGCATAACTAAGAGCAGTTTTAAAATTACTATCACCACCAAAACGATCTTTATGAGGAAAACCAATAACCCAACCAACGCCTAACGCTCCTTGGTTTAATAATTCTACTTGTATTTCTGCTAATCTTTGTCTAGGAAAAGGATAACCACCTTCATTATCAACGTCTTCTTCGGTAATATTTAACACAACAAAATTACCTGAAGGTTCAGGAGTTTTAACAAACGTATCAAAAGTTTTTAATTTTAATATTTCTTGCGGGGCTAAACTAAAAACTAACGGCAAACTTAATACCGTTATAATTGTAATAATTTTTAAATATTTCACCCCGACCCCTGTCTAATATTTATTGTTGAATCACTACCACCGTTTACTTTAACTTCATTCATTACACCGTCTTGTTCTAAAATTACCGTATAACTATTATCGCTATCAATATTTAAGGTAGCACCTTGTCCTACGGTTCTATTTAAACTTATTTGTGCTCCTGAAACTACTGTAGTAATTTGGGTTTTCGTATCTTGACCAATATTAGTACCTCGAATAGTTGAGGAGATAGCGGATTGATCTAATTGATCATCGTCAGTTAAACTATCTAGTTCATTTAAAATATTTAATAAATCTTCTAAAAAGTTTACGTTTAGTGCGTCGTAATCTAATTCAGTGAAATCTAATTGTTCATCTTCTTTTAAATTTTCTTCGGCTAAATAATCAAAATCTAAATCGTTAAAATCTAAAATAGGGTCTTTTAATTCTTGTTTTTCTTCTTCTTCTATACGCACTGCTTTTTTAGGCGGTGTAACAATTAACATATTATCAATAAACTCTAACGACAAATCTAAAATCACAGGCGGGCTAGGACTAGCCTCTAATGTAGTAGTCGTAGTTGCTTGATATGCTTGATTTAAAATTACTTCGCCCATAGCTGTAGTTACCGATATTTCTCCTGAAGGATTACCGAACTCATCAGGTAATAAAATAAATAAACTTTCGCCTGTATCAGGTTCTACCGTAATAGTAAAATCAGTACCACGAATTGCTACCGTAGCTGAATCGGTACGAATAGTCATATTTTCTTTAGGGATAGCACTAAATTTAGATGTTACAAAACGAGCAGTGCCTTTAGCAAAAGATAACGCTAATTTACTTTTAGTCGGGTTAGGGTCGTAAATATATTCGTCAATAATTAACGTAGAATGTTCAGTTAATTTAACTTTACTATCATCAGCAAAACGTAAACCTAATCTACCTTGTTCGGTTTTAGCTTCATCGTTCGCTTGTAAATTAAATGCCACTACCGCTTTGTAATCTTTATCGCGGCTTATTTGTCCGTAACCAGATACTTCTTCGATAGCTCCTATCTCAAGGGCAGCTAGTTGCTGTGCCTTGATCGTTTTGGATGATACAGAAAGTACCATTAGAACCATTAGAAATGACACGTAGCCAATCGTTATCGAGTGTTGAAGCTTGTGTAACATTTATAGCTCTAGAACCTCCTGTATGGTTCAGGTGAAAATGACCGCCTTGATAACCATCGCCGTTATAATTGATAGTATTATCAGAACCATCAACGTTCATATAATTAGTAGCTAAGTCTACATCTATATCGGAATCAATAGTATTGTTTGAACCATTTATAATCCAATCTAAATCTAAGGTAGTTGCTATTGCTGCGGTGCCTTGGTCTAAAGACATATCGTTAGCCGTTCCCGTTACTGAAATATTTACGTTAGAACCGTCAGTAGAATAAGTATTAGTAGGGTCTGTTTGAATATCAAAAATATTACTAGAACCAGAAAATTCAAAAAACCCAATATAGTTATCGGCGTTGATATCTCCTTTAAATAAGTTACTAGAACCTATTTGATTGATATCTAAAGTCATGCTAGTTCCGTCTAAATCTAATGGCGTCATCGTCCCTGCTACTGCTGAAGCTCCACCGATTAAGTTACCCGAACCTAATTGTTCTATATCGGCATTAAGCGTTGCACCTGATTGATCAATAGATATTTCATTATCTGCTGACCAAACTATATTAGATAAAAACATTAATAAAATTAATTGTTTTTTCATTGTTTTAAACTCCAATAATCATATTGTATTCCTTCCATGATGGTTTTGTAAACCGCTGTCTCTATAGCTGCTTGTAGTGCTATAGTTACGCCTTCGTTTTCTACGTTACCGTTTTCTATTTCGATTAACCTAGTATTATCTTTTACAAAACGAAAAATATCTTCGTTAATCCCTACACTTAAAATAGTTTTAGTTACGGTAACTTCGGTAAGTATTCGCCCCGTAAGCACAGAAACCGTACGTAAACTTATTGTTACGGTATCTTGTCTATATTCTTTACTTAACCCAATCCCTAATACTCTACCACCAGAACCGCCAGAACGTGTATTAGTTTCGTAACCAACTACTGCCCCCTCCATTAAAATACCTGCAAATAATAAAGGTTTTAATTTTTGTTCTTCATCGAAATCTTTTCTAGT